CAAGAAGTTATTAATTGGTTAGAAAGTAACGTTGGACCAACTACTAGTCATGAATTGATACTCAAGGGAGTGATGCACACAGGCCCCGGTTGGTGCTTAGTGTGGCGCCCTTTTGGTAGTGGTTGGTTCATGGAAGTCACATTCGATGACCCAAAAGTAGCCACAATGTTCTCTTTACGGTGGAAATAAAAATTTTAACCGCTAAATGCGAGTTAAATACTTTTGTTAAAAACACCTAAGGAGAACACAATATGAGTTTTTTACGACACGTAGGTAAACACGGCGACCGCAAAGTAGCAATCATTTTCCGTGAAGTACCAGGTGAGCCACATATGTGTTTGGTTACGTACACTGAACTGCTTAATCAAAACATTCACGACCCACTAATCAGATGCATCGAGAGCGACATTGGCCAGAACAGTGAAAACCTTGCTGATGCATTGAATCGCACACACACTAAAGATGGTGTCATCATCCTTCAAAAACTACACGCTGAAGGTATGCTAAAGAAAGTCAACACTGAACAAGTTGTCATGACTCCATCACCAAATGTCAAAATCAAGTTGAATGAACTTAACAAGATTCTTGACGAAATGCAACAAGGCGAACAGGCTGTTAAGAAGTTAGCAGAGATGGACGCTAGCATGGGACTACAAGACCCAATTGACGTAGCAAAGCGTATGCGCGGTGACCAAATGCCAGCGCAAGGTGTCACGTCATCAGGTGATGCACTTGGCGATTCAACACTAGCACAGCAACGAGTACAACAAGCACAGCGCATGGAGCGCGAGGCTAAGGGACTACTAGCAGAAGCACAACGTTTGATGGAAGAAGCACGACAAATGGACCCGTCAGTGATTCCTGCAGTAGCAACTGCACCAGCAGAAGTTTCGCAGAAGAAAACTAGAGGTCGTCCTAAGAAGTCTGTAGTAAGTGCATAAGGAAGGCTCGAAAGTAATGTCTCCAGAATTCATTGAGAAATGGGAGCGACTTTTAGAAGATGTTGAGAAGCAGAAGATTCCAATCGAGTTTATCAAAAAGATTATTTTGAAACTCACCGGAAAACGACAGCACACAATCAATATTGAAAGGTTGCTTAAACAGGGATTAGTCACCGAACAAATCGAAGAAGTAATCAGTAGAAAACTCATCGAATTGGATGACGAAGTAGTAAGCATTGAATTCTCACTCAATGTACAAAGCATTGCAGATACAGTACAACCTGAAACTGACAAACTATTAAACAAATTATGAAATTGATTGTAGCAACAGACCCGCAAGGTGGAATTGGTTTTAACAACAAGTTACCCTGGAGCAAACTCCAGGGTGATTTGCCAAGATTCAAGTCGCTGACCCATAATGGTGTAATTGTTATGGGACGCAATACTTGGGAAAGTTTACCAAAGAAGCCGTTGGCAGGAAGACTTAATTTTATAGTTACTAGTAAAGAACTAGACTTGCCAAATGGGGCTATTGCCGTGCGCAACCTGAATCATTTTGTCGAATACAAGGATGTGTGGATGATTGGCGGCGCACAACTTATTAACACTAGTTGGAACTTGATAGATGAAATTCATCTTACAAGAACACTCGACCAATACTATTGCGACACATTCATTGATTTACAGTACATAGAAAAAAACTTCACGTGTACATATGACGAAATGCATAGCGACCACACATATGAAGTTTGGAAAAGAAAATAATTAAGCCCCTGTTGAGGGGCTTAAGTTTAATAGAAACGGTAAAACACAATCTTGCAAACAACGCGAAATAATGAGATAATATTATATGGAACAGTATCATAACTTACTTAAAGACATTTTAGAAAACGGGGAAGAGAAAGACGACCGCACTGGGGTAGGCACGTACAGTGTTTTTGGGCGTCAACTGCGCTTCAATTTACAAGAAGGCTTCCCTGCAATCACTACAAAGAAACTAGCATGGAAAGCCTGCGCCGCCGAACTATTATGGTTCATTGAGGGTAGCGGAGATGAACGCAGGCTAGCAGAACTCACACACGGTACACGTGATATGTCCAAAACTACTATTTGGACAGGCAACGCACAAGCACCTTATTGGACACCTAAAGCAAAATACGATGGTGACCTGGGTAGGGTGTATGGTGTGCAGTGGCGCGATTGGTCAGGTAAAGACCAACTTATGACATTAGTAGATGGTCTCAAGAATGACCCTACTGGTCGCAGACATATCTTGACAGCATGGAACGTAGCAGAACTTGAACAAATGGCACTGCCACCATGCCACGTCATGAGCCAATATTATGTAAGCAAGAGTGGCAAGTTAAGTTGTCATATGTATCAGCGTAGTGTAGATGTATTCCTTGGATTACCATTCAACATCGCAAGTTACGCATTACTGACACACTTGTTAGCGCACGTCTGTGGATACGAAGTTGGTGAACTAATCATTTCAACTGGCGACACACATATCTATAAGAATCATGTTGACCAAGTCAACGAACAACTAGCACGTGAGGCGTTTGCAAACCCTACATTGTGGCTAAATCCAGAAGTAAAAGAAATTGACAAATTCACTATGGCTGACATCAAGTTAGTCAATTACGAAAGTCACGGTACAATCAAGGCAGAGATGGCAGTATGAAATCACGCGAAGAAATTATTAACAATATGTGCATGACCTATCGCCACGATTATGGTCTTGAAATCAATGAAGCAGACAGACACTTAACGTTTATGTCGGGCATGACTAGAAGTGAGCGAGTAGCACTATTCAACACCATGGCACAAATTTATGATAATGATATCGCGCCCCTGTTAGATTCTGCTGTAAAGTATGAAGCAGGTACACACGTTCCCGTGCCAACAAGCCCTGAACACGCTAAGTATATGATACTGATTGCCGAGCATTATTTGAAACACAATCCATGAAGATACTTGTAACAGGCGGTCTGGGATTTATAGGACACAACGTAGTTCATAGACTTGAACAGTTGGGCCATGAAGTTGTTATTGTGGACAACAAAACTAATTATGGTATCATTTCAAAAAATGAAATCAAATACCTAATGAATGAACGTCAGAAGAAAATTCGTTTACCGTTGACGTATCAGTACGACATAACAGACAAGAGTAATATGGAATGGCTCTTCTCTACTTACAAGTTCGATACTGTCATACACATGGCAAGTTTCCCAAGACAAAAAGTAGTCAACAGCAATCCTGTTCTAGGCAGTCGTGCAATGAGCGAAGGCTTGTTGAACTTGCTAGAAACTAGCAAGAAGTTCAACATAAAGAAATTCGTCTATGTCAGTTCAAGCATGGTATATGGTGACTTCAATGATGACGTTAAAGAGGATGCAATATGCAATCCGCAAGGGCAATATGGCATCATGAAACTTGCAGGTGAATGGCTTGTCAAAGATTACTCACGCAGAGGATGTTTTAATCATACTATCATTCGTCCTAGTGCGGTCTATGGTCCATTAGATGTCGAAGATAGGGTAGTCGCAAAGTTCATGGTTACTGCAATGCAAGGCAATGTGATTAATGTCAACGGCATGAACGAGGCATTAGACTTCACATACGTAGACGATATCGCAGATGGTATCGTAAGTGCATCAACTAGCGAGAACACAAACAACAAGACATATAACATCACCCGCAGTCGCAGTAGAACGTTACTCGAAGCGGCAGAATTAGTAATCAAGATTGTGGGTAAAGGGTCAATCAATATCAGAGATAGAGATTATGATTATCCTAGCAGAGGTTCACTGAACATTGATAATGCACGTAAAGATTTTGAGTTTGACCCTAAGGTAGACATTGAAGAAGGTTTTCAACTCTATTATGATTGGTTAAAAACAAGCGAGTTTTATAAATGACGGACAAAAATTCAATTAAACAAATGTTATCTATAGTCAGAAAGACTGTGGCTAGTTCGATTGCAAATGATATCGCTAGTGTTCAACCAATAAACGTCAACTATTCTAAAACGTTCACGATGAATGTTGAAATGCCATTTAGAAAAAAATACTATCTAGAAGCATCATGGAAACAAGGTGATGATGGTTATCATCTAGTCAATGTCAGTAGTGAAGTCGAAGAATGGATATTGTCTCAGCCTATCGAAATGTGGGAACGTGAGCATGACGAACATAGTAACGATGCATTTAAGAAACTATATACTATCAACGATGAATTAATGACTTGGATGACATTGCGATGGGGATGATTGTTCCGCATTTTGGTTTAGACCGTCAATATAAAACATTGAGAGAAGAACTGTTGTCTGTTACTGACAAAGTGTTATCTAGTGGTAGATTAATCAATGGCAAATACACTGACGAGTTAGAAGAATGGCTAAAACGCCGTTGTGGTACTAAGTATGCTATCACTGTGCATAGCGGTACGCAAGCACTAGAAATCATCGCTACGTACCTGAGAACTAATGTCTACGCCAATTTTACGCCTAAAATTAGAATCCCAAACATAACTTATCCTGCGACACTGAACGCATTTATAAATGCAGGATATGAGGTTAGTTTAGGTGACACAGACAAGAATGGATTGTTAGATTTTAAAGAAGAAGAAACAGAGTACTATACTTCTATGTGTTTTGTAGGCTTGTATGGTGCGTCACCTCGCGAACATTTATTAGGTCCATTAGCAATCGTTGACGGTGCACAGCATTGGCTATCAGCAGACGGTAACATTGGTCTAGGTATGGCTATCAGTTTCGACCCTACTAAAAACTTACCGGCAAGCGGCAATGGTGGTGCTATCGTCACTAACAATGAAAACTTGTATTGGTTTGCACATGACTATAAAAATAATGGGAAAATGAGGAACCACAGGCATTCTGGCACTAATAGCAAGATGAGCGAAATTGACTGTGCCCATGTCATGGTACGCGCACAGTATGTTGCTGACTGGCAAAAACGCAGAAAAGAGATTCGTAAAAAGTATATTGAACTTTTAAAAGACTCGCCCGTAAGGTGCTTGAGCGAAGGGTTCAAGTACCATGCAGACCAGAAGTTCGTCATCGCTACAAGTGACCGTGACGAATTGCAAAAACATCTATCATTGAACGGAATTGAAAGCGTAATTCACTATAAGAATTGTCTGAGCGAGTTACCAATTACCCGTAATTTCAATAAACCAAATATTATCAGCACTAGCAGTATGTTAACTCGAATGGTACTCAGTCTGCCCATTTACCCTGAATTAACCGACGGTGAAGTCGAATATGTAGCGGATAAGGTACTAGAATTTTTTGATAAATAATAGTACTATGTGGATACTATCATTCTTTCCTGACTTTTTAGTTCATATGTTCGCAATCGTGGGACTTGCACTGTTCCTCATTGCTACATTCTTGGGCAAGTTCCCAATCGTCAATCAGTATAAAACACTAGGACAAATCGTCGGTGTTATCTTACTGGTATTTGGCATCTATCTTGAGGGCGGACTCGCTTATAAAGAGAAGACCGCGCTAGACGTAGCGAAACTTGAGGCTAAGTTAGCAGAAGCAAACGCTAAAGCCGAACAGACAAATACTGAGATTGTCACTAGAGTTGTCAAAGACACCCAAGTTGTCAAAGTAAAAGGTGATGCTGTTATCAGATATATCGAGAAAGAAGTCGTCAAATATGATGACAAGTGCATCATCCCGCCAGAAGTCATTGAAGCGCACAATCGCGCGGCAACATTGACTGATAGCCCTACAAAGGATGAAGTCAAATGATGAAGAAACTTATATTGATTTCTCTACTATTGACAGGATGCACTACTGTCCCTGTCTCTCCTGACTTCCCTACTGCCCCTGAAATCCTCATGGAAGACTGCGCGCGCCTAAAAACACTAGCGGCCGACGCTAAATTGAGCGATGTAATGATTGCTATTACTGAGAATTATATGCTCTATCATGAGTGCGCTAGAAAGAACGAGGGCTGGCACGAATGGTATACTAAGCAAAAAGAGATTTACGAGAAGGCTACCAAAAAGTAATCTCTTGGAAACCGGCTTCCGTTTGATAAATACTAGATAACAACGGAATATACTATGGCCACACAGCAAATTATTAACATTGGTACATTGCCCAACGATGGTGAGGGCGACCCGTTACGTGTAGCATTTGGAAAGATTAATAATAACTTTGCAAATCTATTCGCAACATTTGTCAATACTAGTAACGCATACTCTGTCGGTAATACCCCTGGCCAAGTAATTTTTGAAACTCCTGCTAACGCATTCACTCAGGGCCAGTTCTATGTTCGTTCTAACGACCCTGGAACTAACGATAGTCAGACTATTCAGTTGTATGCACAAATCAATCCCGCAGGTAACTCAGTTAAGTTCACTGGTTACGGCTCAACCTTCTTTGGTAACGCATTGTCAAGTTTCGACATGGACGTTTCTGGCGGAAATGTGCGCATATTATGCAATCCTTTGATTGAGAATTCGATTTTTCACTTTATTTCCTCACAAATAATGTATCAAGGTGATCCAGTACCTGGCTTGGAAATTCAATTAGACGGATACGCAAACTCAGTAATGACTACTGAAAATGATTTCATAGTGACCACAGAAGATTAATATGCGAGCCAGAGAGTTCATTACGGAACAAAAGTTAGACCAAGTACATGACGGGTTAGAAGTAGCATCTAAATCACTTCCAAATACCTATATTATTCCTGAACTAAAGAATAATGACTTCTATGACTTGTATCGATTCGGTGTTGCAATTGCCGCAGTTCGCGGTGAACAAGGACATAGTGATGGCGTAATGAATGGAGCAGAGCCTAAGTTTAAACCAGAAAGTTCTTGGGGTGAACATCAAGTAGTCAGTAGTTTTGACCCTAATGTAGGTAATGTAATTGACAAAGCACTTGCTAAAGTTGGTAAGCGTGGC